AAGGAGCAAATTATGATCAAAGTCATTACCAACAGCAATGGATCTGGAGATTGGATTCATATCAAGGAAGGCGACGAGACTATTTTTGAGGGTCACCGAGTTGGAGTACATGACCTAGTATTTCTCCTTGAGCGATATGCCAATGTTAAACTAATTGAACTCACCGACGAAGAAATGGAAGACGGAGTAGAATAATGACTGAACATACCGTATCTCCTATGAGCCGTAAGTTGGGACAGATTTCCGAAGTTATGGCTGATGGTTTCCACTTCGTCCAACTTCGAGCTTTGGTAGAGACTTGGCAGAAACAAGCTGATGCAGGTGATGTTCAATCACAAGAAATGATGAAGGTCATTGACACCTTCCATCGTCTCTGTCAAGTGGTTAAGGGTGAAAATTAAAATGATGGATCAATTCAAAGTTTCCTACATCCCTGGTGGTATGGGGCTTAATCATTCTGGATGGTGGCTCACTGAAAGAATTCTGTGGGCAGACGGAACATACTATGATCATCGTGTTAAGTTTCTACGAAAGGCGGATTACCTATGAACGAACGAATTGAATCGTATTTGAAACAGCATTTCTGTCGAGACTATTTCAATAGTTATGGAGATAGTGTAGAGGATGAACACTACTTTATGTACCGCGAAGAAGTAGATGGGTTGATCGAGTTGATTGTTCGGGAATGTCTGTCTAAGATTGAAGATGAACGGTATGTAATTCCTGATTTTATTATTAATAGAGTTAAACAACATTTCGGAGTTGAATCGTGATTGTGTATAAAGTATTTTACGGACCAGTTCCATTTAAAAACAAGATGTTTAAGTCCTGGAAAGATGCAAACGCATTCATAAAGAAACAACTGGATACTGATGGTATTGTTCGATCAGTATCTAAAGAGCATATTGATGTTGAAAATCGTCGTGATGATCGTGATTCCTTTATTCAGTCAGTTGACATTATCGAGGATCGATAATGACATCATATCCTTCTAATGTAGAACCCTATATTCAATGGGATCATGTAGATGGTGCTCTCTTGATATGCAGAGATGGCACCCCACATTGGCTCACTGCGTCAGAACGTCTATGGTTGAGATTTGGATTTACTAACATCAATCAACTGGACGAAAAATATTGCAGAGAACCACAAAGAGGATAACATGAACGAACGAATCCGAGAACTAGTCAACGAAGCCAACTTAGTCGAGATCATAGATGATGCTTACCTAAAACGACACGACTGGCAACCGTTTGCTGAAAGATACACTGAGTTGATTGTTAGAGAATGTGTCAGTACACTAGATCGGCATCACCCCTACACTAAAGACCCAGGCGCATATCTATACGCAATTTCATTAATTGAAAGAACATTTCGGAGTTAAAGAATGAATAAAGTTTACTTGACAAAACAGGATCTTCGTAAGATAATTGAATTCGTCGATTCCTTTCCGGACAGTGGTGAGATGGTTACGATCACAGTTGAAAACGACAACGGTATTGGCTCAATCATCAATGCTAGTGTTGATACTACCATTAAAGATCATCTGGTAACAGTAACCAAAGAAATCGTCAATGAGGAATCTTGGTGATGGATGAAGACCTTGTATATCGATTGAGGAAACGAGCCGAGATTCGTCGGCAAATCCCACATCGAAAAAGCGTTCAAGAAGGTAAGCCAGATCGAATGGCAGATCTTCTTGATGAAGCTGCATTGGAAATCGAAAACCTTCGCAGGTTCATCGATGCTGCATTTGTAGCTCATCCGAATCTGGATTCGGATGTTGGTGACTACACTAAAATTTAAGGATATATTATGGATGAAACATGGCGGGCATTTTGCTTTGGAGCTATTTTTGGTGGTGGGATCGTAATTGGTACATCATTTTCATTGGATACTCACACTAAACTTTACAAGGCTGGTCAGATTGATGCGCTTTCGGGTAAGGTATTGTTTGAACTGAAACAACAACCAGATAATACTGTAATCTGGGTTCGTAAGGAGGAAGTGAAATGATTACACAAGCATTTGGTCAGCCAATTCCCAAAAAATTACCAATGGCGGATTACTTCTCTCCAGAACCAGAAGAACGCATCATGACTATTCGAGAACAACTAAAGTTCAACGATAGCCGTCTGGCTCTTCTTGAAGATGGACTATGCGAGTTGATTGGTAAACTTGAACCTATTCGCACTCTTCGACCAGTCAATGAAAAAGCTATGCTGGAAGAACCAAGTGAACCGCAATCTGAGGTACTTCAAGACCTGATTCGACAGGCGGATAAAATCAATCATCTCATCTATCGGCTTAACACCCTTATCAATTCTATTCATCTATGAGCAATTATCACACACATGCAATCCGAGAATTCCAAGCAGCTGGTTGGATGACCGAAGATGGAAAATATGACGATGATATGCAGGAAGCTATTTGTAAGCACGTTTTAGCATTGCTAGATGTATTCGCAGATGAGGGGCATTCAGGATCATCTGCTCCGTATGCTATCAATCTGTTCAAGAAACTTGCGATGTTCGAACCTGTCGTACCATTGACTGGAGAAGATTCAGAGTGGAATGAAATTTGCGATGACCGTACGAACAATGTGACAGTCTATCAGAATAATAGAATGAGTTCAGTATTCAAACAATCAGATCGATTCGATGGTAAACCATATTGGTTGGATGGTAAGGTGTTTTGGTCATGGCATTCAACTCCTGATATTGATGATGGTAAGCCATTTAAGAGCTATTACACAAGTTACGATTCTAAGGTCATAATTGAGTTCCCTTGGGTTAAACCAGAATCGCAATACGTGTTTGTGCCAACAGAAGAGTTTCCAAATGAGGTGCTAGATGAACAAAATTGAACTATTCAAGTTTCTCAATACAGAGTATCGTCTTCGCGATCAATACATTGATACTGTGCCTAAAGAATTACAAGAAGCTATATTTGATAATACCTATATCAACTCTGCTCTGCTATGTATTGATCGCTTGATTGAATCAGTTTATGGTGAACACTCTGAGGCTATCTTCTGGTTTCTACATGAATGGAAGCCAGGATTTTGCATATGTATTGGTCACATAGAATATACAATTAACAACATCGATGACTATATCGATTTTATGAAAAGTTGTGAGGGGTTTACAGAATGAGCAAATTAGCAGATGCATTCAATGGTGAATTGATGGACTATTACAAGGCACCTCGGCGTAATATTCTAACCAACTTCAGCGCAAAGACTATTGTTGACCCTACTGTCCGCCATGAATTCTACAGAGAGCGACAAGTTAAAGTCATTGCTAAGTTTGAATATACCGGATGGATCAGTGATGTAAAGGCACATCCTGGTGATGAGAATGGTGATTACACTGAGTTTCTAAAATCCGTTCGCCGTCAAGTAATCGAAGAAGTTTTCGGGGAGTTTCGACCCATGATCTATGAGATGCATACAGCATTGTATGATGAAGATCTCACTAGAGTTAAAAATATTCTTGCTAAGTTAGAAAACCAAATGTTCGTGGTGTAAAAATGACGATAACCTATGGAATGAATCGATGGCGATATTTTCAATCAGAGAATGACCAAAAGTGGATCATCACTGATGACAAGTATAGTTACTCAGTTGACACGCCTCGCAGTGCAAGTTTTCTCACTAATTTATGGAATAGAACTGAGCAAGAACTGAAATATGGAAATTCCACGTTAACGTTGACTTCAGATTTAGGTGCTGTATCTTTTCACTCTCCGCCGAAAGCTAATTGGAAATGGTGTTTTGGAGATAGTCCAGATGTATGGTTTCAGTTCCACATCAAGAATCCCCCGAATAGACTTCAACGCTGGTTCTTCAATAAAATGACAGGAATAAAATGGACGTCAATATAATGCGGAAACGATGCGAGTTTCTGGTAATCGTAATGGTCGGAGCTAAGATGGCTCCGCAGTGGTGGAACAGCCCGAACAAAGCGTTCCATATGAAGACACCTGAAGAAGAATTTTACTTTAATCCAGAACGGGTGTATAATTACATGATGACGTACTCTCGTGGAGACTATTACTAATGGACGATGACAAGCTGAAAGAGTTCTTTGAGATTTCTGAAGAACTGCAAAAGACCTTCGAAGAACAAAGACTTCAAGACGAAATAAGTGCCGATAATTTCTGGAATTCTCTTTCATACGAAGAAAAGTGCAATGCCTTCCATGCTGTAGTATCACGAATCTTTGATGGTGATGTTAAACAAAGGGGAACATACCGTTATGTTCTCTATGATGTGTTTGGTTTTGGACCAGACATGTATGCTCGTGGAATGAACTGCGGTTTTATGGCTCTGCACAACTCTATCATGGATGACGAAACATTTAACGAGAAACACAAGGATATGTAATGAAAGTAAGTTTGGTCAGCGATTTGCATCTTGATATTAGTCAACATTTGGAACTTCCTGGAGGCGAGGTTCTAATTGTTGCTGGTGATGCATTTGAATCGCGAGAATATGTCAAGGAGTGTCGTCTTCCTGTAAAAGAAGGAGAACGTCGCGCTGCTTGTGCAGATTTCTTTATTGACCAATGCTCCAAGTATGATAAGGTATTCTATGTTCTTGGTAATCATGAATTCTATAGTGGAAAGACTTGGAAGGTTGCCAATGAACTTCGCGAAGTATTGCCAAAGAATGTAACTCTGCTGGATGATTCCAAAGAAGAATATAACGGTGTTCTGTTTGTTGGTGCTACGTTATGGACAGATTGCGATAAGGCTGATCCATTGAAGATGATGATTGCTCGAAATGCAATGAATGATTATCGTCGAATCACTCATCGTGGTGAGTATGACGATTATCGCAAACTGCGACCGAGTGACACAGTAAAGATGTTTAACAAATCAAAGAGATTTATTGAAGAATCTTTAGTTGGCGTCGATAAAGCAGTCGTCGTCACACATCATGGACCTAGTTGGTGGAGTATACCCGATGAATATGTTAGTTATGATAACAATCATTGTTATGTTAGTGATCTCCATGAGTTTATCATGGATCGCCCTTCGATCAAGCACTGGGTTCACGGGCATATTCATACTGCTTGTAGCTACGACATTGGAACTACTACTGTTCATTGTAATCCTCGTGGGTATCAACCCTATGAAGGTGATACTGGATTTGATGTAAACTATTCTTTTGAGGTGTAAATGCGATACTTTTCTTACAATGAATATGATCCAGAATCACAATGGGCTGATGAGATGGGTGGATATATTATTACTCTTTCCGAGAAAGAGATTCTTGAACAATACTACCCATACTGGTATCGAAAGATGTGTGAGAAATTTGGTCAGGAATACGTTGACGCCACGTATTGCTTTGAAGATTGTTTGACGGATTGGTGCACCATTCATTGGGCATGGAAGTCTGAAACATAAAGAAAATATATTTTTAAGGATTGATTATGCCAGTATGTTATCAAATGATTGGAGTCCCTGGCTCCGGTAAATCGACTTGGATTGGAAACCAACATTGGGAAGGTGTCGTAGTATCAACTGATCATCATGTAGAAGAATATGCTCGATCTGTAGGTAAAACGTATAACGAAGTGTTTGAGGAATACATGCCGACAGCGGTCAATTTGATGGCGTTTGATGTGGTCAAAGCTAGGGAACGTGGCGCTGATATTATCTGGGATCAAACTTCCACAACGATTAAGAGCCGCCAGAAGAAGTTCAACATGCTTCCAGACTACCATCATGTGGCGGTTTGGGTTCAGACTCCACCATTGGAAGAACTTGCCATACGGTTAAAGAGTCGTAAAGGGAAATTGATCCCGTGGGTTGTCGTTCGAGGAATGATAGAGCTCTTCGAACCTCCAACCGAGGAAGAAGGGTTCGCGTCTATCATCAAGGTATAAAATATGTTTTGGAAAATCTGGTGTAAAGCATTAGGCGAGAAGGCATTTCCAGCTAACACTGATGCTGACAAGGTGGCTTGGATACGTACATTCCTTGTTATCCAAGCCATTGTCACCAACTGCTTCATTGTAGCTGGAGTGATCAGACACTGGAACTGATAGGTTTACTTTTATTCAGGTTTAAGGTAAAATCAACTTATGTTGATTAAGTTTAGGAGTTAATTATGATTATTTTGTTTACAGCAGCTTTCCTCTGCACATTGGTGTCTTTCCTTGATGCATGGCGCAAACAAGATCTAGGATACTTGTTTACCGTTGCTGCACTGTCATTGATGTTTGCATCTGAAATTGTTGACTTATTGAAGTGAAACCATACCTGCACTCCAAGATTCATGTCAAGAAATATGGCGGTAAACCAGAAGATTATGCCGACATTGATGACTTCATTGACAGTTCCAAAGCAGCAGTTGCAGATGTGCGCCACCGTGCTGTACTGCATTCTGCTTTTGGTTGTTTTATCGTTGAACAGGTATTTGGAAGAACAAGACGAAACTCCGATGGGAAAGAATATAGCCCAAGGGATGTAGCGGAAGATCACATTCAACAAGACTTAGGATTCATCCCTACGATGGAACAATACCTGAACAACATGTCGATCCAACCATGGATGTCAGGTACAGAAAAGAAGAACGCTGGATCAAAATCTAAATTTATCAAACTTGAGGACTAAACAATGACTACTTTGCGACAAACCTTTGACAATCTGCTGGAACAACAACGCAAGCTGCGGGAAGAATTCCAAGCAACTGCACAAGAACTGTTTAAGCAGACTACCAAGCAATTCTTTGATCAGAATCCTGGAGTCACAGCGATCCATTGGACTCAGTATACGCCATACTTCAACGATGGTGACGCCTGTGTGTTCAGGATCGGCGATATCCACTTCACTAATGCAACGCCTGAGCAGTTTGAAGAAGACGTCACAAGCTGGGGTGATTATGAAGGCGAAGATGAGAACGTCTGGTCAGAATCTGCTTGGGGATTCAAATATCATAAAGACCGTTATTACAAAGGCATCAATATCGACCAAGCAGAAGAATTTTCTAAACTCGTTGGTTCATCTGATATGGAAGAAGTGATGGAAGCTATGTTTGGTGACCATGTTCGAGTTGTTGCTACTCGCGAAGGATTTGACGTACGAGAATACGATCATGACTAATAGATACAATTCAGCCGACAGGTGGGTAGTATTAAAACTCACCAATGCTGAAGGAGATATTCATTACCGCCTTTTCATGGGTTGGTATGGAGGATACACTGGCAGTGACGCATGGCAGATGAACTCTGGGATTATGAAAGTTGTCCTGGAGGAAGACGGCTATCTTTCTTTTCATGGGTTTTCTGGTAGTGTTTACTACGTGCACCCAAACACTTATGGCATGAGTGGTTACATGGCTAGTGTTTTCAGTACTTACGAGAGTGCCTCGAAGAAAGCTGGTGCCAACATGGAAGTCATGCCAGAGGGTCTTGATTGGTTTGCGTTCGACTACAGTTAACGGTTTACTTTTATTCAGGTTCCAGGTAAAATCAACTTATGTTGAAAGGAACTGAAATGAACGAACGAATTAAAGAACTGGTTAAATCGGCTGAGGTTGCTTACGAAAAAGAAGATATTCTGCTTTCATTGGTTCTTGAAAAGTTCGCCGAGTTGATTGTCAAGGAATGTGCTGAACTATGTGATATCAATGACCAAGAACAAGGCGATATTTTGAGAGAACATTTCGGAGTTGAATGATGCGCAAGTTAGCTACTGTAAGAAAGATTTCTGAGATCCGCCCGATTGACGGCGCGGATTCTATTGAGTTAGCCATCATCGACGGATGGCAAACTGTGATCAAGAAGAATGAATACCGTGTAGGTGATCTCGCCGTTTACTGCGAGATTGATAGCTGGATCCCTACTACTCTAGCTCCATTTTTGTCAAAGGGTAAGGAACCCCGTGAATTCAATGGTGTCAAGGGTGAGCGGCTGCGTACTGTGAAGCTCCGTGGCGCTCTGTCACAGGGATTGTTGCTTCCATTTAACGACCTGTTAAAGATGAAGTATGATAGTGAGGCTGTGGTTGCTGAAGGAGATGATGTAACCGAAATGCTAGGGATTCAAAAGTGGGAGATGCCTATTCCTGCGCAACTTGCTGGTCAAGTTCGTGGTAACTTCCCTACTCAGATTCCTAAGACTGATCAAGAACGTGTCCAGAATCTGGTCAAGGAAGTTCAAGAAGCTGCGGCTAATGAATTGCAGTTCGAGGTTACGGAGAAGCTGGAAGGATCGTCAATGACCTGCTATCTGATTGATGGCGTCTTTGGTGTCTGCTCTCGCAATCTTGACTTGAAGGAAACTGAAAGCAATGCATTCTGGCAAGTTGCTCGTCGGGAGAAGATTGAAGAAAAGATGCGAACCGCATGGACGGGAAGTGACTTTGCCATTCAAGGTGAACTGATTGGACCTGGGATTCAAGGTAACATCTACAAGTTGTCACAATGTGAGTTCTACGTCTTTGATGTTTACAATGTCAGCGGTGGGTTCTATGCTATCCCGTCGGAACGCCGATCATTGATTGATGATATGGGTCTGAAGCATGTTCCTGTTCTACACTTGTTTAAGGATCTAGGTACTGGAAGCGTTGCTAACATCTTATTTGATGCTGAAGGAAAGAGTTGGCTCAATCCTTCGCAAGAACGAGAAGGCATTGTGTTTAAGGAAAACAATGGTGGTATGACCTTCAAGGCAATCAGCAATCGCTATTTGATCTCCGAAAAGTGAAAGTAACCACCTTCGGGCAGTTTACTTTTATTCAGAAGTGGAGTATAATTACTTCTTAGATTGATAAGGAACTGGAATGAACAGACGAATCAAAGAAATCGCAGGGCAAGTTGAAAGGTATATCTCAACGACCAACTTTGAAGGCATGCCGGAAGACGAAATGACCTATGATGAAATCTTCCAAAAGAAGTTCGCTGAGTTAATTATCCGTACCTGTATTGCCAAATGCGATGATCTGAATAGTATGAAATATATTGCCGATCACTTTGACATTAAATTTGAGTTTGATTGGATGAAATAATATGAACATTCAACAAATTGTAGAAGAAGCTAGAATGATTACTGGTATTGCTTATTATAAAGGCGATATCATTAATTCGTCTTATGGTGATGGCAAGGATGCACTTGTCGATTACACCAAGCAAGTGATTGATATTTGTATTGGACATATCGAGGGTAAACTAGATCCAACATGGCAATTAAATTACTATGGTGGATGGAAAGGTGCCATTGAAGAACTTAAAGAATTGCAGAAACTAAAATGAATCCTAAAGTTCGAGAACTATTTGAGAGTACTTGTGTACCAAATTTTGTGGGGAACTCTCATGGAGTACGCCGTAAGGAAAATGGCGAATACACTAGTGATTCACTAGAAGATCATTGGCAGACATTTCAAGAAGCATTTGAACTTGCGGTCATGGAATGTGCCAAGATCTGTACGGCTGATGCTATTAAACACACTCAGAATGATCGTATGATTGCTGCTGGAGTAGCTAGAAATTGTGGTCATATGATCTTGAAAGAATTTGATTATGAATGATAATGAATATACAGTGATGAAGCCGTCGCTGAAGGAGAAAAATACATGAAAGAAGAACTTGAAAAACAACTCGTGGAAAAATACCCGAAAATCTTTGTCAATGTAGGTAGTACACCACAGCAAAGTCCAATGGCATTTGGCATTGAAACTGGTGATGGTTGGTATAACATCATCGATAAACTTTGCGGGAATATCCAGAATTACATTGATTACACGAATACAAGTAGGGAATCGCTTCTCAAGAAAAATTCGTACAATTGGCCAATTCCTGATGAGATCGAACAAGTAACGGCTGATCAGATCAAAGAAAAGTTTGGCACTCTACGATTCTATTACTCTGGCGGTGATACCAAGATTGATGGTATGGCTCGGATGGCGGAATCAATGAGTGCAGTTACCTGCGAGAAATGCGGTAATGCTGGAAAGATTCGTGGCAAGCACTGGATCTATGTTTCTTGTGATGAACATGCACGAGAAGGTGATTGAACATGACATATAAGCAAGAGGTTGTTGATACAGCTATTGCAGCCATGAAGACTGGTGGTTACGCTGAAGCTGACATATTCAGATTGATTTTTGAACGAATTTACGACAGTGGTTATAACGAGGCTGTGAGAAATCTACATCAGTTTGAGTATAATAAACCAGTGCCACCGCTTCTTTCAATGGGATGTCACGTATGCGGGCTTGGAGCAAATGGAGAAATCATGGGTTATGTTTGTCACAATCCAGGTTGCCCAACAAAAATTACCTGTTAAAGGAGGTGAAATGTCTAATTGGAAAGTAACATGGTGGGATGGTGCTCAATTACGAGAGACCATCGTCTATTCTGATGCATATAATGTAGCAAATTATGCAATAAGTCGTGGAGTATTCTCTTATTCGATTCTTAAAATGGAACGAGTTCCTGCAAATTTTGAAAACTAAATAGACTTGATTGGAGTCTTTAATCCAATCGTTCACACACTTACACACAAGGAGACTATTATGTCTAACAAGAACGGTTTCGAACTACGCACTGATATCCTGGCTATGGCTAAGGACTACATGGATAAGCAATACCAATTGAATATGGAATTTGCTCGCAAGGCATTTGACGAAGCAGTTGCTGCTCAAAAGGTATCCGCTGATGCATGGAAGAAGTATGTTCCTGAGATTTATACAATCGAAGACCTTATGAAAAAGGCGCAGGAGCTATACGGATTCGTTTCTTCCAAGTAAGGAGCGATATGTTAGGTCGAATTAAGAAGTTTTTTAATGCTATCTTTGATGTTGATACTCCACAACAAGAACTTGATGATTACTTGGAAAGCAAGAACATCAATTCAATTGTAGAGTTAGAATACTGGATGGCAGAATACGATCGCAAGAAGCGAATTCGTTCTCGGTTAATATCAGAAGGAAAATATCGCGAAGCTGCGTGGACTATGAAACTTTAATTATTTTATGGCTGAGTGTATTATAATATCCAATGGAATCAGAAGGCAACACGAGTTTTTCTTACCTCAACGTTCTCTTGGACCGTATAGAATACACTCAGCGTTAAAGAATGCAGGTTTCGATGCGCTAGTTATAGACTTTATTGAAGATTTTAGCGAAGAAGAAACGTATACTGCTTTAAAAAATAACATAGGCAAAGAAACTCTGTGGGTTGGATTTTCCACAACGTTCTTTGGTAGTTACGGCACTGACCCGAATCAAGTTGATTTTGTTGAACGGGTTATTCGAATAACAAAATCTCTTAGTGACTGCAAAATAATTTGTGGTGGTGCATCATTCGCACCGAGGATCTTAACTAAACTCGGAATAGATTATTTCGTTAATGGTAGTGCAGACGAATCAATAATAAATTTAACGAATTACATAAAAACAGGCGACAATACACATTTGCCATACGTCGAAGAACTCGTGAATTCAGATGGGGTTGTGATAAAGCATATTTTATCAGAGAAGTATAAAACTCCAGATTTGGATAAAATCTTTACAGATTGGACAGATCCGTCATACGGTTTAACAAAAGGTGAGCCAGTGACTATTGAGTTGGCTAGAGGGTGTATTTTTAAATGCAAATTTTGCGATTATCCTCTTCTTGGAAAAAAGAAGGGTACTTATACAGTCGATCCAGGTTTGATGCGAGAGAACCTCATTCGTTTGTGGGAATCAAATGGCACAACGGATTATTACCTAGCCGACAATACCTTTAATGATGATAATGATAAGATGGAAACTCTGCATAAGATGTTCACGTCTTTACCCTTCAGACCAAGATTCAGCACATTTATTAGGTTGGATTTAATAAATAGATTCCCTCACCAGGCGGAAATGCTCACTGAGATGGGGTTGGTGTCAACCTATCTTGGTATAGAATCACTCAATTATGAGTCCGCCAGAGCAATAGGTAAAGGTCTACACCCAAACAAAGTGAAAGATAGGTTATACTGGTTGAAGGAAAAATGGAATGGAAAGGCATCAATAACGGGTGGGTTTATCTTTGGGTTGCCATATGACACCGAAGCGTATTTTCAAGAATTCTTAAAGTGGTGTTTGCAAAAGGACAATCCATTAGATTGTATTTCTATAAGCCCTCTGTGGTTATCGAATAAACGATCTGAATTTTCAAGCAGATCTGAATTTGAATTGAATCCGGAAATTTATGGTTATGAAATAGAAGAATCTAAGCAAAACAGTTGGGCATTACCATCACAAAATTTGTCGTACGAGAAATGTAAACTAATAACCGACACTTATCTCACAATACTGCAAAAACGGCAGAAAATAAACGATTTTTCATTAATAACTGCGATAAATTCCGGCGTTTCTTTAGAAGATGCTCTGTCTTTGCCATTCGTGCAGATATATGCGAAATACAATTTCAGGGATAAATACACCAGAAAAGAGTCAGTTAATGAGTATAAACAACGCACACTAAGAAAAAATAAAACACGCTAAATATAAAGTTCGTTGGAGTAACGTATGTCAGTAACATTACAATCAGATAGACTTTTAATAACAAACACAAACAATAGGTGGGTCCACAAAGACGGAAGCAACCTAATGGGGTTTCTAAACACCAGTGCTGGGTGGGACATGTACGTTAATAATAGCGGTCAAATTTGGACTGCCAATTATGGTTGGTTGCACGACTATTTGTTTAACGCAACGTCAAATTGTACCGCAGGGAATTATACTATATCCAGCGTGGTAAATTGTTATGGAAGCGGTAATATAGTGACTGCAAAAACGTTCGAATTGCAAGAATCCGGTGGCTCTACAGTGTACCCACGAGTTGTTCAATCACTAACCAACTGCAATTGCGCTTGTGATTGTTTATAAATTCTTTCGGGTAATGACATGACAATAACAGTAGGAACAAATACAGTAGATATCAACGGTAGATCTGTGCATTCAGACGGAACTAATATGGGGTTTCTGAACACGAGTGCTGGGTGGGACATGTACGTTAATAATAGTGGTCAAATTTGGACATCCAATTATGGATGGTTACATGGAACATTTTATAATGCAACAAGTAATTGTCTAACAATATCCACTGCTATGGGCGGAACTATCAATTGTTATGGAAGCGGTAATATAGTGACTACAAGAACGTTCGAATTGACCGATGCGGGTAGCCAAGTTTATGCACGAGTTGTCCAATCACTAACTAATTGCAATTGCGCTTGCGATTGCCTATAAAATAGGAATCAGGCTATGTCTGTAACTTTAGAAAATACTGCAGTATTAGTTAACGGTCGCCGTTTACATAACGACGGCACGCTTATGGGATTCCTCGATACCAGCGGGAACTGGGATATGTATGCCAATAACGGCGGTAACGTTTGGAGTAAAAATTATGGTTGGTTGCATGATTACTTTATGAGAACGGTATCCAATTGCTTAACTGGTGGTGGTATATCAAGTGCAGTTAATTGTTATGGTGGTGGTAATATAATCACCGGCGCCACATTTGAGTTGCTTGATAATGGAGCAAGTTTGGGGTACAGAACAATACAATCGCTGACTAATTGCAATTGCGCTTGCGATTGCTTATAATTAAAGACACGGAGATCTTAAAGTGGAATATTTTTATTTCGACTCATATAAGGGCGAGGATGTTTTATTTTCAATATCTTCCAATTCATCAGGTTTTTCTCTAGAGGTGTATGAGCAAAGCGAATACAGAGAATACACCAAAGAAGAAATAGAAGAGTTGAATACTAGCACCGCCGGCGATTATAGATTAGAAAGAGTGCCGTACCAAACTCCATGGGGGAATATACCGTTCCGACTAAAAACTACCATTGAGTTTTCTTTGGACGAGCTTTCGCAACAGAGATTAATCTGCGATCAGTCATATTTGGTGTATCAATATGGCATGACCCAGGCAAATGGTTGGAAGAACCTCACACAAGATCATTTTGTCACCAAAAAACCATTTAGACTATATTATATTGAAAATGACATGAAGAATAATAATGTGACTGGTAGATTTGCTATCATAGTCCCATTCAAAGACAGCTCAGATTATAGTCTAGTTTTTTATAGAAACCATGAAGAGCACCCAATCTTAATTGATGGTTCTCCGATATCAACTTCAAATAAAATAGAATTCAGTAGTGCTGCAGAAATAATCTCCATCAAAATCAAAGATAATTTGCTTAATGGTATGCAGTTGATGGTTCCATCAACTGCTGCTGTTGGTGAAGTGGTTGATTGTGAAGTCAAGATACTAAAAAATGGAGTTCCAATTACAAACGCAAATTGCGAAGTGTATCTTGAAAATATTGGCGGTAGCTTGCCGATGTCTAGAATACAGGTATATAATGGAGTTGGGTCATTCAAGCTAGACACGGTTGGCGCTATATCTGGTCAAACCATACGAGTAAAGGCTGGATGGAAGTACTGGTCTGGAGAAGCAGAGGCTATCATAAACGTTGTTTAATTATATTTGAAGGATATTATGTTTAAAATTCATGCACTAACGCCTGACAAACAAAACACTGTGATTTATTATTATGATCAACATACTTCTACATTAACAGATGAAGTCGGAGCCCCAGTAGTTCCTTTGGTTGAATCTGTCGAATTTGATAGATCATCGTTTAAACAGTTTAAATCTGTTTCAAAACACAACCCAGGAAAAAAATCTTCAGAACCAGAAGTTCTAAAGATTAGTCTTGGACTTTCTTGTAATTATTCATGTGAATATTGTTCACAAAGGTTCGTTCCACATTCGGATTCGACGAACCAAGACGACATAGATGAATTCTTGAGTATGTTGTTTAAGAACATAACAAAACCACCACAGAGAATACAATTCTGGGGCGGGGAACCATTTGTTTATTGGAAAACATTTAAACCTTTGGCAGAGAAAATAAAAGAACACTGGGGGGAAGAACCAATATTCTCAGTTATAACCAATGGAACTCTGTTGGACGAAGAGAAAAACGAGTGGCTCGATAGATTGAATTTCTCAGTCGGTATATCTCACGACGGTCCTGGATATCATGCAAGAGGGCTGGACCCATTGTTTGATCCAGAGAAGAAAAAACACATAATGGATTTGGTGCAGAGACTTAAACCAAAGAAACGAATAAGCATAAATGCAGTCCTGCACAAAGCAAACAGGTCAAGAGCGGATGTACAGGCATTCCTAACTTCTGTTTTCGGAGAAGACATTAATATCGGAGAAGGCGAATACATAGATTCATACGACGAAGGCGGATACGATTCTATGATGGACACGGTCGACGATCATTTTGCCTTTAGAAAACAGGCAATATACGATATAAGAAATGGTCTGGCGAAGAATTTTAACGTCGTGCACATTAAAATTCATGAATTTATAAAATCATTACAATCAGGAAGACCATCATATGCGCTGGGGCAGAAATGCGGGATGGACAAACCAGAGCATTTAGCGGTGGATCTGAAGGGTAATGTTGTTACATGTCAAAACGTTAGCGCTGCCGCTGTATCCCATAATGGAGAATCGCATAAATTAGGACATCTAACTGACTTGGATTCTGTTGAATTAAAGACAGCAACTCATTGGGCGAATAAAGACAAATGCAAGGCATGTCCCGTTTTGCAACTCTGTAAAGGTTCTTGTATGTTCCTCGAAGGCAATCTTTGGGAAGAATCTTGTAATTCCTCATACTCAGGGAATATAGTTTTCTTGGCAGCTGGTATAGAATCAGTTACTGGAAATATCCCAGTCTTTATAGATGGCGAGGGGTTACCAGAAGAGCGCAAAGATATATTCAACTTAATGAACAAACAATACGGAATCGCAAAAAAGAAGTTTATACCAATAGCACAAGTTTAAATTATGTTTAATGTGAATTATTCAATCGGGGGTGTGAACACCAACCGTGTTGTTGATCAGATTTATGAATTGGTGAATTTTGAGCCAGTTCCTTTATTGAAACATATAAAGGAACAAAACCCAGGCTCAGAATTCATTCACTGCCCTGCATTCATAGAATATGTTAAAAACGCCTTTGTTATAAAATCCGCATACAACTTAAAAATTCTAATAGACTCGGAGAATCAAAGGGTTTCAGTGAAACCGCACTCTATCAACGAGTCTGAATTTAATTATGACGTGATTAAACCAACATTAAAGAGCAGAGGGTTTAATTCTGGTTCTTTGACGCTAACCCTACCTCCGTCAATCTATTTTTGGTCAAAAAAATCGTGTCACATCGAATCAATGTCAATGATATTGGATACAAAACACGATATATGTCAAAAAGCAAAGGTAATTCCAGGTACGTTTGATATATCGCGATGGTTTAGGCATTTGGATTTCACGTTTCAGATTAATGAAAACATCAAAGAAACAATAATAAACAGAGGCGATCCATTATTCGCAGTTAGATTTGTGACTAAAAATAATGAGAAGGTTTCTTTGATGCGAGTTAAATTTGAAGACAAACATATTGCCCTAGAAAACTCAACTGTAGGGTTAAAGAGGATTTTCAAAGAACCCAAATTAGAAAACCTATATACGATATTCGATAAAATTAAAAAAATGACAGGTGTTTTTTAAGAGTTTATTATGGAAATACAAAAAATAACATTTAAAAGCGAATCCGCTTGCTTACCTTCTCTAACAATACCATTCGGTATTTCAAAGTTCGATTCAAACGATGAACTGTTAGACTTTTGTTTACGAGAAGAACCGAATATATTAAGAGAAGTATCTCCACCGCCTACTAGAATTGGCGACGAGAATTGGATGACATCAAGACTATATTCTTATAATTTATTCGACTACGAAGACGATGTTATACAAAAATTAAAAGATCATATAAGACAAGGATATCAGTCATACATAACACATTTCGGCAGACAAGACCATAAAGTGTACGTACATGGCTGGATCAATGTATTACAATCAGACGGAAGGTTTATAACTCCGCACGATCATAGAAATGCGCATTGCGGAGCGCCTGAGAATACGTCATTTATATCCGGTAATATGAGCCTCCGAGCGAAAGACACGAATACGTATTATATGAATGTCTTCACATCAGCAAGAGTCTCTATAAAAAACATACCTGGGGAAATGGTTTTCTTTCCGTCTTTTTTGACTCACTGGACTGATAAAAACCCATCGTCTGAAGAATCAAGGGTTTCTATTGCATTCGATCTCATAACTGAACCGGTTTATGAGCAATATGGACGAGACTTGTTCACTCTATTAGTATAATTCTATGATAAATTTATATAAAATACCAAATGATAAACTCCCGCATTTCATTGTTGGCACGTTAGTTTTCGCAGTATTCCATTTCTTTAACCCATTGACTGGGATAGTAGCTGCAACAGTTGCAGCAGTCGGAAAAGAAATTTACGACTATTTCCATAAAGACAAACACACACTCGATCCATGGGGTGCCATAGCCACTATCCTCGGTGGCGTTATTGGATTCATCTGTAGCATGTAGTTTACTTTTATTCAGGTTCTAAGTAAAATTGTCCCTGTTGACTTTTGAAAGGAACTTGAATGAGTGATGATCTGACCAAGGAACACCGCAGCAAGCGGTTCCACTCCGAACATTCCAAGATCAAACGTCAAGTGAAGATCGCTAAACAATATGGCGCTCAGCATAACGACGAGGTTATACGACAGCCTCATCGCCTTGCCAAGCACAATTACGTGAACTGTGGCAATCCGACCTGCCCAATGTGTATGAATCCACGTAAAGCATTCGGTGATCTGACAGTTCAAGAACAGCGATTTTATCAAGATAAGTTTTATGAGGAGTTGTCAAATGAGTGATGGTGGAAAGGGTAGCGCACCGAGACCATTCAGTGTTTCGAATGAAGAATACGCAAAGCGTTGGGATGCAATCTTTGGGAAAGATCTAAAAGAATTAGACGACGCCAAAGCAGAAGATGAAGAATTTGAGCGAATTCAAAATGAAAATCAACGTCGATGAAGTGAAACAGTTCATTAGCAAGCAATCAAAACAAACTAAGATTTACTTTGGTGCTGATAGTGAACGTGTAATGGTTAATAACAAATGGTTCGTGGATTATCTCTTGATAATCGCTGTTCATATTGACGGGAAACACGGCGGAAAAGTATTCGGTGAAGTTCAGAGAGAAATGGACTACGATAAGAAACTGGATCGCCCAAAAACTCGCCTAATGACTGAAGTGTATAAGTTATCAGAATTATACCTTCAATTCGCCGATTTCTTGGAAGATATGCACGTCGAGCTCCATTTGGATTTAAATCCAGTTCCCATTTATGGCAGTTCCTGCGCAGTATCCGAGGCAATCGGTTATGTCAAGGGGGTTTGTGGAATTGATCCAGTGGTGAAACCAAACGCATGGGCAGCTACAACGGTGGCTGATTCGGCGAAGAGGATCCTCACCTGACGCTTTACTTTTATTCAGACTCCGGCTAAAATCACTGCACTGTGATGAAAACGGAGTTTGAAATGAAATCTTCTTCTTTTATTTCCGAATCTGGCGTAAAAATTACCGTCGCCGCTTATCGGGCTCCCCGGAAAACTGAGCGGACCTGGAAAACCTCTACCCTTCATGCTTACGCTTACGCCGGAATCGGCGGTCGGGGTAACCGTAAGGGAAAGTCTACTAAAACCTTTCAACTCTGAGGGTTATTTTACTTTTATTCTGGTTCGGGTTAAAATCACTGCACTGTGATGAAAAAGGAATTTATTGTGAAAAACGGCGTTTCAAAAGTGGGCGGTCGCTTCGTGGCTTATTTTAACGGCGAGAAGGTTATCTCCTCCAAAAATGAGGCTACGGCTCATCTGATGTACAACCGTGTGGCAAAGAAGAATTCTACCGTGAATTTCGCTCCTGTGACCATTGAACCTGAAAATAAATTTCACATTAACAAGCGTTTTGAGTTCTTGGAAAAGGCAGTCCGCATGGTCGCTACTGGCGTCCAGTCTTCGGTGGTCGTTTCCGGTTCCGGTGGTCTGGGCAAGTCCCACTCCGTGAAGAAGGCTCTGACCGATTGCGGTCTTCGCGATCTGTCTTCTGCTCTCGCTTCTTCTGAAGAAGGTTCTATCGTTAACCGTAGCCGTAGCTTTGTCTTCGTTAAGGGCTTCTCTACTGCTAAGAACCTCTATCGCCAGTTGTTTGAAAACAATGACTCGATCATCGTCTTCGACGATTGCGATTCTATCCTGAAGGATCCCGTTGCTCAGAACGTTCTGAAGGCAGCTCTGGACTCCTACGATACTCGCATCATTAGCTGGGGCGCTGAGTCTCGTGGCGATGATGACCTGCCTCGTAGCTTCATCTTCACTGGTCGCGTTATCTTCATTACCAACATGACCATGGATCGCGTTGACCAAGCTATCCGTTCGCGTTCTATCACGATCGACGTTTCGATGACTACGCAAGAAATGGTTGACCGTATGCGTGTTATCGCTGAGTCCGACGATTTCCTGCCTACCATTGAACCCTCTGTTAAGATTGAAGCTCTGAACTTCATCAATCGCAACAAGGACAAGATGAAGGAAATTTCTCTGCGTACTCTTATCACCGTTTCCAAGATCGTAGCCACCAATCCTGAAGGCTATGAAGAATTCGCTGAATACCTGACTGTTTAATGAATGGTAAATCATGTTTGAAGCTATCGCTATCGTCGCTGTTTTAGTTTGGGTCTTTGTTACTGCCCTTTCCATGAAGGGAAGTGGGTGCTCCGGTTCGTGCAACCAGGGTCGAACTAGCTGCGACGCTCAATGTAAACGAAAGAGGCAATAAATGAACGTTAAACTTGGTCCATATCGCAACTATTTTGGTCCATACCAGCTAGCAGAGACTCTCTGTTTTTGGGCTAAGCCAGTTGAAGATGAGTATGGAATTGAACGTAAACCTGACTGGGTTCACAACTTCGGTTCTTGGCTAGCAGGTGATAAACTTGACGAAGATGGCAATAACATCGGCAAAGATTCCTACTTGTATAGATTTCTCCGTTGGGTTGACACGAAAAAGAAGCGTAAGATTAAAGTTCGCATTGACATGTGGGATACTTGGGGCACGAGTACAAATCTTGCCCTGATCATTTTGCCAATGCTCAAGCAACTGAAGGAAACCAAGCACGGTTCTCCATTCAGTGATCCAGAAGATGTCCCTGAGTCCATGCGGTTGGTTGATCATGAAGACTATGAGGATCAACAGTGTTTTGAGTTTTATCATAAAGACGAAGAACTGAACAAACAGAATATCCAGTGTGACGTTCATCATCGCTGGGATTGGATCCTGGATGAAATGATCTGGACCTTTGAACAGTTGCAACCTGATTGCGATTGGGAAGAACAGTATCGTTCTGGTGAGATGGACGTCAAATGGAAGAAGTGCGAAGTTGGTTACGAAATGATTCGTGGTCCAAATGATACATACAAAGTCGATATGGATGGTCTGACTGCGCATCAAGATCGTATTCAAAATGGTTTGATCCTGTTCGGTAAATATTTTCAAGGGTTGAATGACTGATAATGAGTTACGACGTAAACGAACTGGTTGCAATCGCAAAGGAAATCGGCATGGAGGATGACATTGACTTTGGTTATCTCGCCGTCGATGAAAACTCTGCATACAATGTTCTTGCTTTAAGTGTGGTTGAGAATCACGAGAGGACTTCCCCGGAAAACCGAGAGAAGATTCTTCTGGCTACAGTGATACACTTACTTGTGGAGAACATGGTACTACATATGAAAGCTCGAGGATGAAGACACTTTACTTGGATATGGATGGCGTTCTTGCTGACTTCCATAGTGGATATGAGAAGTTATTCGGGGAGTTCCCTGAAGGTGAATGGCGTTCAAAGAAACATTTCTGGGAAAACTGGAAGAGTTGGGTAAGCCAGAGAGGGTTCGAGAATCTTTCCCTGCATAAAGGTGCAGAAGAACTTCTGGCGCATGCTCGTTCTATGCGCGATTCTGGTTGGAAAGTTGAGATTCTATCGTCTTCAGCTGGAGGCGACACTCATGATTTCGTAACCGAGCAGAAGAAATTCTGGCTGCATAAGATGGGGATTGATTTCTTTCCGAATATTGTACCTGGTGGTTCGAAGAAAGCGGAATACGCAAGGAAAGACGCTATTCTTGTTGATGACACGGAACGAGTACTAGATGGATTCATCAACGCTGGTGGTATAGGTGTACTACATACTGATGCAAAGAACACTATATCAAAGTTGATCAATTTACAAAAGGAACTAGCATGACTACAATCACCGGAAAGAATAACATCAGCGCCAAGATCATTGCAGACTCAACCTCGAAGTTCGGTACTCGGATGACTACGTTTGAACTTGAGTACCCTCGATTCATCCACAGTGAATTGATGACCCACCGAATGCTTTCAAAGAATGCAGCGAGTTCTCGGGCAATTCCTATCCAACGCATGCATGATGTTATAATTGAGAAACCCGCCAGCCCTGTATTCTGGGGTAAGAACCAAGCTGGAATGCAGGCGAATGAGGAAATCCAGCATGTTATGGCAGCGAAAGACCGCTGGAATGCAGCAGCAAAGGAAGTCGTTAAGATAGCCCAAGATTTGGCAGAGCTCGGTCTACACAAACAAATCGTCAACCGAGTGACAGAGCCATTCCAGCTAATGAAAACCGTGATCTCCGGGACCGAGTGGAGCAACTTCTTGTGGTTGCGAAACCATGAAGATGCTCAGCCTGAGTTCAAAGAATTGGCTCAATGCGTCGAGAATGCTATGATCACGAACGTTCCAATGCGCCTAGAAGCGGGAGAATGGCACGTTCCGTATATTCGTTTGGAACGTAATCGCGTCGGTGGTAAACTTAGGTATTTCGTGGGCGACGACGTGGAACTTACTATGGAACAAGCAAGGATGGTAAGCGCTAGCTGTTGCGCTCAGGTTTCGTATCGTAAGAACGACGATAGCCTAGAAAAAGCGTTGCAGATTTTTGATCGACTTATCAACTCCCAACCGATTCATGCTTCACCCGTTGAACATCAGGCTACGCCGATGCAAGACCTTCGAAACGACTCCAAATATAATTGGGAAGACGGCATGACCCACGTTGATCGAAACGGCAACCGATGGTCGGGTAATATCCGCGAATGGGTGCAGTTCCGCAAGTTGATTCCTAATGAGGCAAAGTGGTGAGAGACTTCCTACTCAGAGAAGTTTACAAGCTAGTGGAGGCTACTGAGGATCCTCTTTTTGAGGATCTACGTAACTGGTCTAACGCAGATCTGCTGGAGTACTACGGGAACCTTCGGGTGCAGGAGTACATTGATTCAGTCAAGGAAGACCCTTCGAAGTGAAGGGACATTTACTTTTATTCAGAAAAGGGTTAAAATAATGTCTCAGTCAGTAGGAGAACCTATCGTGAATGTGATTTATGACGAGAAATATCTGCAAGAACTGCGCGCACGCAACGAAGTTCGGCTAAAGGAAGCCAAGGAAAAATTAGGCGTCAAGTGGTTGCTGCATCCGGATAACAAGAAAACCCGAGTGCGCACCAAGAAACCAACTTTGAAAAAATAATCATGACTATTTTTGAAATTGTGGAACTATTACGTTCCACCGCTTCGACGAATGAAAAACAAAGAATCCTCGATGAAAACAAATCGAACACCATTCTCAAAAAGGTATTCAAAATGACAGAGGATCCTTCCTATAATTATTACCTGAAGGTAGATTATGCATCATATCGAGAATTGGATAGCGGACCTCGAGATCTCACTGAAGATCTGTTGGATGAGGTTTTGGCGAATCTTAACGGTCGCCGATTCACTGGTAATACCGCAAGGGACTATATTGATAACGTACTTCGTTCATTAAACAAATACGATCGAGCAATCCTTGCTGGGGTTATTAACAGAGATTTGGATTGTAAAGTAGCAGTTGGTTTAATCAATCGGGTTTGGAAGAACCTAATTCATGAAATGCCCTGCATGCTGGCATCTAAAATGGATGAGAAAATTGCTAAAACCATTGTTGATAAAGAAGACGCGTATTACGTCCAAACTAAAATGGATGGTGG